GCAAAATGCAATTGGTAATAGGACTGAAGAAGCTGTCAATAATTTCATTAAAGAATTAGATAGTAATAAACATCTTGGACCTAAGCCGATTGATGGTGTTGGTTTTACTATAAATTCAATATCAGATACAATCGGATGTACAGAAGAAATAGCTCGTGAATTGTTTAGAAGGCCTAGTCCTTTTTTATATGATGAGCAAGATCAAGTATATGTTATCTCTGTAAATGAAAATACTGGTGAAGAAGTTAAAGTTTATATAACATCTACACTAGAAAAAGAATCACAGCAGAATCTTTGCAGAGAGATTGAAAATTTTCTTCCTACTGTCACCTTTGATCTTGAATGTGGTGGGTATCCATCAAGACAGAGTGAAGCTGCAGCTCTATATAAAGTATTAGTAATTAATGCTCTTCAAGAACAACAGTATGAATCTGAAATATCAAGAATTCTATCAAATTATGATTTTAATAGATGGTGTAGTGGTTCTGAAAAATATGAATTTACTGCATTATTAAATAAAGTTCAAGAGGAAGCAGATACAGTATCTCGTATTGTACTTTCTTGCGCAAATACAAAATTGATTTCAGAAAAAGTCAAAAAAGGTACATCATACAAGGGTATAATAAAGGAGGAAGACGCGGAGAAGCTAAGAATCTTAGCAGAAGAAGACGCCAATATTAATATATCATTTAATAAAAAGTATGAAAGGGCGACTTCAGTTAAAGAGAAAATTTTGATTGGTGAAGAATTAGCTGAAAGAAGGAAGAAAATGCTTTCAGATCCTAAAGTACCTAATGATATATATATATTATTTTCAATTTATAATTTGAATCAGAACGCCATACCTGGTAGAGCGAAGAGAATTATAAGAAATGCCGCGTCAATGTATGTTTCTAACCTTGTTGAAGAAAAAGTTTTTAAAAATCAAGAATCAGCTTCTGAATTTCAGAAGAAGCTTGTTTCAAGAGCGCAGAAATTGTATTTATCTCGGATGAAGGAAATTAGATACAAGCTTTGGAATGATAGAACTGTTGATACAGATCTTTCTTTATTAATTCCAAAGTATTAAGCCCAACTCCTTCTACATATGTTAAAGAATATAATAGATTTTTACCTCTTCTTTGCAAATATTTTGAATTAAATAAAAATGTAGGTGGTGTTTTATCACCTAGTTTAACTTCTTCCGGTTTCAAAAAGGTTAGTAGTGTTGTTAATGAAAAATTCGATTCTGGTCCTTTAAATTCTAAATTTAAAGAAACAAAAGAATCAAAAATTTTAAAGAAGGCTGCTGCTTTGGGTAATCGTAGATATTATTCATTAAACAATGGATATGTAAGTAAAGTTAGAGATGTTTTAGAAGATGGTAAATTTATAAATTCTATATATACTGATGGTAAAAATTCAATTGATTTAGGGAAATCTTCTATTAGAAATGCTACAAGATCACAAAAATTTAGGAAGCCACCTTTATCTTCATTAATGTTCTATAATTTAAATAAAGAAATTTTTGATGAATTTGAAATTAATGTAGATAAATGTGTAATTATTGACGGATGTTATGAAACTAACAAACAAGTTCTTAAAAGGCAATTGATTCCTGAAGATCCAAATGGAGAATTTACAGATTATCCAACTGTTGATAATTTAAGCATGTTCGATTCTACAGTTTTAACTTTCTTCAGAAAATTGAAGAAGGTCGGAATTTTAGAGAATCAATTCTTTAGTGACATATTTGATACGATGGTTTCTCCAGATAAGAAGCCAGGTTTTAGATATGAGGAAGAATTTAAGAAGCCAGGCTTTAGATATGAGGAAGAATTTAAGGAACAGACTAAAAAGGAAGCAGTTCGTAGTGCCATTAAATTAAGTAGGAAGCGTTGGAATTATGCTACAAAAACTAAAATTGAAAAATTTAAAAGAAGTGGGATATATCCAGGTGTTTATACAATTGGTGCTAGAAATAAAAGGGATTATACATATGATGATTATGAAGCAGCTGCTTCTAGAGTCGTTCATATGCCTGAATTTCATTGCGAATTGACTTCAGCTCCATGGTGTGATTCTTTTACTGATAGAATCAAAGAGATGGCAGATGGACCACTATATATTGGTAATTCTATATTAGATTGGTTTAGATTTAATAAAGATGTGTCTGGTAGTTCTTATGTTATTGAAGGTGATTGGAAGAAATTTGATTCTACAATATATCTTAAAATAATAACTATAGGACTGTGCATCCTTCGCTGCTTCTTTGATCATGATGACCCTATTATTGATAACCATTTTCTTTTAATGTATGATTCAC